AGGATTTTATGGACTCTGGGAATGCTATTGAGTTTGCTGGTTCTTTTGGGGCGAACGACTCATACCTGCGCTATCAAAACAGCGGTGATCTTGGAGAGGATAGTTCGGGGAATGGGAACGATTGGACAAATTCCGGGGTGACACAAAGCGCGACTGTACCGTCGTTTTGATTTGTTCTTTTGCACTTAGGCACCATCAGGCGACGGCGAAAGCCCGACACAAGTACGCGCACGATAATCAACGGTATCAATCCCGATAGGAGCAAAAGCTCGTGAGCAACAACGATGATCGGCCAATCACAAAGCACGATCTTGAATTGATGGGCATAAACCCTGACGATCACGATCAACTACGTGCATTCCGTAAAGACCTTGAGTGGGCACGATCTAATCGTGTTCGTTGTGCGACACTGACGGGCAAGATCATCACGTATGTCGCGCTCGTCGTGGCTGGTGGTACTGTTGCTCTGTTCTGGGATGGGTTCAAAGCGAAAGTAGGTGGGTGATGTCTGAGGAGCGGCGAACCTCGATCAATTGGCACAGCATCGTGAAACAGTTACCGCTGTTCGTGTTGATGGGGTCCGTCATCCTCGCCATCGCCAAGCTGTACTTCGATGTCGCGTTCATGTCTCAGCATCTCAACCCGGAAGCCCTCGCCAAGTGGCAAGCCGACCAAGCGACCGGCAAGGCGCAGCGAACGAGTACGCAAGACATTAACGACCGGCGCTGGTGTATGCTAAAGCGCACCTTCCAGGGTGCCGACCAGCACCAGCTAATGGAGTGCATGGATTGATCTACGAGCATTGGAAACAGGTTCCGAGAACTGACAATGCGTGGCCTTATCGGTTCTTTACGCCCAAGGAGATTGCCTGCCGAGGCACCGGGGGGCTTGTGGTGGTACACGGCTTCGTTGATCGCCTGGACAAGCTGCGTTCTCTATTTGGCTCTCCTTTGCGCCTTAACAGCGCCTATCGCAGTCCCGTCCATAATGCTTTGGTGGGCGGCGCGCCGTTATCGCGGCACAAGTTCGCTGATGCAGGCGATCTATCGACGGTTGGTCAGGATCGAGAACTGATCAAGCGGCTGGCCGAGAAGGTGGGGTTTACCGGGTACGGCCATTATGACACGTTCTTGCATGTTGACTTGGGCCGTCCTCGCCAATGGGGCAAATGGGCATAGGAGTATATGATGGGTTTTCTTGTAACATTATTCGCGGGTCCGTTCGCTGGCATCTTGGGGTCGCTGATCTCTGCCGGCACGTCTTTCTTCGAACGCAAGCAGAAGATGGAGGAACGCGCTGCCGAGATGGCGCAAGAGATCAAGCTGCAAGAAATGAACATCGCCGCTCGGGGCCAGGAGATGGAGAACGAGGCTCTCATTGCCCATACAAACGCCGTCGCCCAGCAATTGGAGGCATCCTACCAGCACGATGCGAGTTATGGCCCTGTGGGGCAGACAGCGGCTACTGTGCTGCGTTTTGTTCGTCCTGCACTGACGTTCTTGCTGATTGGGTTGGTTGCTCTGATTTATTTCACTATGCCCGACGCTCAGATCGTTGATGATGTTGGCGTGGCGACAAGTCTCGGTGAGATGGTCGTCCTCAAGGTCTTATTCCTTGCCGAGGCGGCAACCGTTTGGTGGTTCCTCGACCGCCGTAGGACCAACAAATAGTGGAGATATGTAGCCATGTTAAAAACGGTGATCATGCGGAGCCTTTCTGTGTTGCTGCTCGTTGGTGCGCTAAGTTCGGCACCGGCCTTCGGGCAACTGGTGGGCGTCCACGAACAGATACTTTTCTGTGTCCCGTACCAGCGGGCTGTGGACTACCTCAAAGCGCAGGGCGAGACGCTACAGACGATGGCGGTCCTGAGTGACCCGTCCATCGTCATAGAGACGTATCAATCCAAGGACGACAACTGGACGCTTATCATGCACAGGTCCCGTCCGCACAATGTGGCGTGTCAGATAGCACAAGGTCAGGGCATCGTGGATGCCGCGCAGGTGCAGGAGATGGGGCTATGAACCTAATGATCTGGCTCAACCGCGTGTTCTGGCTTGTCATCTTCGCTGCATTGGCGACAGTGGTTTGGGTGGTGGTTTAAACACTTGACCAAGTTTCAGGTGTTTTTCCATGATGTCTTCGATGGGAATCGGCGGTTCGATAACGACGTCGCGCGCATGAGCGAACTCTGCAAGCAACGCCTCGGCCTCGCGTTCGATGGCATCCTCGGCTAAATATGGGACAAATTTTCTCATCAATCTTCCATTCTCATCTGCATCTGTCGTTAGGTTGGCTACTATTTGTCTTTTGATTTCTCCGCCTCACGTGCCAGTTTGGCTACATCATCAGCCGTCATACCCTTTGTCGTCCGCAACAGTGCGGCCAGTTCGCGAGGGTGTTCCTTGATGATGTCTGACAGATCGGACGAAACCTTCCCGGCGAGGGCCATTAGCTCATCCACATCAATTGCAAAAATTTCAGCGATTTTGCACACCTTGTCTTCGGCTGGCGGCGGAAACTCGTCCCGCTCGATCTTGGAAAGATAGGTCGGGCTGACGCCGATTTTCTTGGCCATTTCACGCAATCCAAACTCCCGTTCCTCTCGGATGCTGCGAATGAACGCCCCGAATTTGATATTCCTCCCACTGGTCATGACTTGCATCTCCGTTTTATGTTTAGGTGTCACTATACACATGAAGCTTATAGAGTGTCAAGTATCAACTCGACGCTTCGGTTTCTTCCTCTGGCTCTGGACTGGGCTCACGGCCCCAGGGCGCATAGTTCGGACCAGCGTGTATTTCGACTACATCGGACGCTACCATTGCGCCCAAAAGGGCACCGCGCATGCCAAGACCTACCGAGTTATTCACCATGATTGGCCTCCTTTCGTAAATCGGACGTTGGCGGGCTTGGTAGCGGCATCCATGCTTCCGGGTTTCCAAGGCATGGCGCTTCGTGGCCCCACCATCCGCCAACTTTGGGATGTTCCATCCAGCGGCCACAAATGGGATAGGTGCCGGTGCCTGATGACCACAAGAGGATGCGTGTTCCATCCAGCGGCGCTGTCTCAATCGGTTGCCATTCACTCATGATCGGCCTCACTAGGTAAATCGGACGTATCTCCCAATAGCCCGGCAACTTCCTCTGCCAACTCACTGCTGCCGACTTGTCCGCAAAAGGCATAATCGGCAACATCCGAAAGCACCGACTTAAGGCGCTCGATTAGATCGGCCGCGCCCAGCATGTCCTCGTCCGCTCCCATTAGGACGGTTTTCAAATGTTCATCATTCCCCCATCGACGAAGGCGCTTAGCAAGGTCACTCATGCCCACCTCACCACCGGCATAGGGTTGCGCTTCTCACGGACCACCATCTTGCGGTCATCGAACCGTCGCCAGTTCAGCGCCTTGCGCCATGTCGTTGTGACCTTGGGTGTATCCGTGAAATGCTTGTGGGCTTTTGCGGCGCCACGGCGTCTGTCGTCATCTGAGATATTCATTGCGTCAACTCCGAAATCATTAACAGCGTCAAGCCAATCGCCATGACCCAACCGACGATAGCTAGGCTACCACCGACGACTAAACAGAAATCCTTAAACCTGCCCATCTTGCGCCTCCTCTATGATAGTGGCTTCACGGTCGATGATCATCGCAATGGTGCGGGCGTAGCCGGCAATGTCGATGATGCTGTCGAGGTGGTTGGGGTTGTGGACCAACCGCGACATTTTCAAACCGATCATCTCAAGCGCATGACGCACGGCGGGGTTGGGACATGACTGCACTGCCGTCTTGATCAACTGAGCGCGAAGGAAGTCTTCACGCGGGTGACCGTAGTCTTCACCACGGGTGTCGGTGATGATGCGGCTCTGCCGGTCGAATTCTTCAACAGCACACGGTCCAGAGCCTAGCCCGTTGTAGATGCTACTCATGACGGGCGGTTCCTCAGTTTGCGGAGCCTCTGGGTGATGGCTTCGGTGGAGCGGTTCAGATGAATGCCCATCTCTTTATGTGAGAGGTTGTGCTTCACCATGTCGATCAGGTGGCGCTCGTCAGCCTCATCCCAGCCGTTCAGACCATCGTCCAGCGTGAGAGGGCCAACGGGGCCGGTGATGGTGGTGACGGACTTCCCGTCCGCCGACCATGCGGTCATCTTGAAGGGTGCGGAGTTCATGCGGCATCTCCCTAATTAATTGTTGATACTTTTACTTGGTTGGCGATTATGGTCTCGGGCCTTGTTCGATCATCAATAAGCGCCTCAAGTGTGTTGGCGGCTTCTGCGCTGTTCTTGGCTTCATGGTGAGCGCCAAGTCCCGTCAGGTAAACTTCATCTTCTCGCAGACGTTTTATTAGGTCTTTCATTGTATGTATCCCAGGCTCTCTATGGTGGCGGCAAGCTGGGCTTGCCTAGCTTCACGCTTTGCACTGAAGCGCCGCTTTATCTCATGCTGATGACCGCAATTGCGGCATTCCCATGCTTGCCCAACATACTCGGCTTCTTCGGTGTAAACGGAAACTTTATCTGCAATCGCGCCGCCGTTTGGGGAACATGCTTTGCATTTGTGGTTGCGTTTCATATTAGCCATTTGTTTATCCCTTTCCTCCCATTATATTAGCCGATAGCTAAAGGTGCGTCAACCCTCATAATGCATATCTTCGGGACGAATGTGGCGCCAAGAACGACCAGCCTTTATGTCACTTATGGCAGCCGGCCCAACGGGATAGTCAAGAGATATGGTCTTAATGGCCTCTCCCAATAGCAAGCGGCTCTTAATGCGGGCGACATCTGTGTCTGTTAACTTTGCGGCAGGACATTTCTCGCCAGGGCCAGACCTACCCCCCATGACGCCAAGAACGGTTCCTGCGTGGCGCATATTCTCTGCATGTGTACACCATTCTAAATTCGATACGTGATTGTTGTGCCTATCGCCGTCTTTGTGGTTGACCTGCGGACGACTATCGTCTGGCTCCAAGAAGGCTATGGCGACGAGGCGATGAACAAGCCATGGTTCCTTCCTTTCCCCATCGCATAGGGTCACTCGTGGGTATCTTCGTTTACCGGCGGCGGCTGACAGCGTCCTTCCCTTGATAAGGTTCCTCCCGCTCTGTTTCCTCGTCACATACCTGTCCATGCTCCTGACTCTGCCAAAGTTGGAGACCTGATATAGCCCTTCAAAGTTTTCGACGTTACGCCAAACATCTTTCATGCCAATGCCCTCACTTCTATCTCCAGTGTTTCGGGGTCAAGCCCCGGTATTAATTCTGTACAAATGTATCCTATTGCCTTCTCAAAGAAGGTGTTGAACTCGTTTTGCTGCATACTCGCGAACGCTATGGACGCGGGCGTCTTACGCTCGAACCATTGGCCATGGTATTTAATGTGAGTTGTCGTGGATAGCCCGCACGCCAGCTTGATGGAGTCGCTCGCTTCGTCTTTTGAGGCAAAATGGTTCTGGTTGTTATCAAAGGCTATGCCGACTAAAGCCCAGTATAGCCGAAGTTGTCGGATGGAGCGAGGACGTGTAAATTCAAGAAACACGTCCTCGCCCATGGTGATTTTGGCCCAGTACCCCTTCCCGGTGTCATCTGCCGGCGCGAATCCTGTCGGCGTTTTGCGGTATAAGGCTTTCATCTCGGCCCCCGCTAAAACGGTACATCCGAGTCTAAGTCATTCTGCGATTGACCGGCGCCATCGCCCCAGCCTGGATCGTCGCTCTGTTCTTGCTGTCCCTCGTTCTGACGCTCACTCAGCATCTGCAATTCGCCGCGATAGTTCTGCATGACGACCTCTGTGGTGTACTTCTCCACGCCATCGTTGCCGGTCCATTTGCGGGTCTGGAGTGCGCCCTCAAGGTAGACCTTAGAGCCTTTGCGGAGATATTGCTCCGCGATGTTGGCGAGGTGTTCGTTGTAAATGACAACGCGGTGCCACTCGGTCTTTTCCTTGCGCTCGCCGGATTGCTTGTCCTTCCACGATTCAGACGTGGCGATAGACAGGTTGGCGATTTTCGCGCCCGCCTGGGTGTGCCGGACCTCTGGGTCGCGGCCCAGGTTTCCAACGAGGATAACTTTGTTGACGCTGCTCATCGCACCACCACCTTTCTGTCTTCGTAAATTGTCACGCCCTGGAGTTCACGGCCTCCAGATTTGATATAGGCGCGGACAGCCTTCTCAATCGCATCGACGTGGATAAACGGGCGCAGCTTCTCAAGATCGACCACGTCCTTGTTGAGGTCGCGGAAATCCCACACGGTTCGGAGGCTGGATACGGACCCGCCTTCGTTTGAGCGGGTTCTGGAGAGGTCGGCGGCGCTTTGCTGCGCGGCCCTGGAGGCCTTCTCAGCGTCAACAGCCTTTTCGTGGGCCGTTTCCTCCTTTTCGATGGCCTCGCCTATGTCCTGCTCCATAGCGAGCGCGTCAGCGGCTATTGCGGCCTCTTCTGCGGCCTTCTCTGCGGCAATACGTTCCTCTTCCGCAATTTTGGCAAGGCGCTGGCGTTCAATCCGCTCCTGCTCGCGCTGCCATTGTGTCAGGTCGGCTGCGGCCTTGGTCTTGAGGTCGGCCAGGGTTTCGGATTGCGTCTTGAAGAAGCCGTCTACCGTTCTCCCACCCTGTAGGAACCCTTCCTTCTCAGATGTGCGGCGGGTGTTGGCGTCCTTCATCACAGCGGAAACGCTTTTGATGTAATCCCCGACAGACCCTGCCGAGACATTACTTTCGATGTCTGGCAGTGAGTGAAAGGAATCCGTCAACTCGTGAACCCGCTTGATGAGGTCGGCGTGGTCTTCAGTGAGCCGGTCCTTTAGTGGGTTAACGTCTACGGGTGCTTCGTTGTGTCCAATTTTACCGAGTTCCATTATGCTTGCTCCTGTAAGAGTTTCTCGTGGGTTTCTGCGATGACCTTCTTGAGGCCGGCGCTGTTCGCGGTGCCGTTCCACCACTGCGGCAGATCGTGCATCAACTGCTGAATGACTTCGACCTCATCGACTTGGAGGCCGTTGAGCGTGTCAATGTCAGAGGCTTGAACGATGGCGGTGTGGACGCGCCGACCTTCAGCCTTGAGTTCTGACAAGCCAAGAGGCCCAGCCCATTCGCGTTGCGCCTTCTCTCCGTCGTCGTCCTCGCTGGAGGCGACATTCATCGCGGCTTGGAGGCCATAGCGTCTGGCGTATGAGTGAGCGGACCCGAAGGCTTGCATCGTCACGTTGCCTTTCTTGTCGGGCGTTAGCATCAAGGGCGCGCCTTCGTCTTCGATCCACTGCCCAGAGGAGTGGCAGATGCGGGTCAGCATGAAGGCTTGCATCGTCTCGCCAACCTGCCGGTGGACAATGCCCTGGAAAGCTGACAGGCCGTTCTTGCCCATTGGCTCGCGGACTGAATCAACAATGTCTTTGTGCGTTGAATACATGGATTGGTGATATTTATTGTCGCCCGTTTTCTCGGCGGGCTTCATCTCGGCTTGGGCTTTCGCCATCGCGTTGAAAAGTGAGTCAGTCTGTTTTGAGGTCTTCAAGGGTCTCTCCTTTTGCTAAAAGTTCATCCGCCTTACGTGCGGCTTTGTCGGCTGCGAGGGCCGGATCGTGGCCACGCTCGCAGTATTTGTCATAGAGCTTGTCGAAAAGCTTTTGCCAATCCTTGCTCACGTTAATTTCCTTTCATCCGGTCCCGCATCCAGTCAGCCTGGGCGCAAGCGTTATCCACCATCCTCTCGTGTGCAATCTCACTTGCCCAACTCTCAACTTCCATTTCGTCGGCAGGTGAATAGTCCCCGTCTGGGTATAGTTCCTCTAGACGTTCCTCCACCAACTGCTCGTGTGCAGCTATCCACATTTCCTTACTCATGCTTCCTCTCCTTTGGCCTTGGCGATGGCGGCGCGGCAAGCGTTCGCAGCATCACTACGACCATTCCCCAGGCCCTCAAGAATCGTCAATGCGAAGTCACATGCATCCAGCAATTCCGGTGCGGCGGCGATTAGATGGGCGTTGGCCTTTCTGTTGCCATCCTCTGGGTGACCGATCACGCTTGCAACGGTTGGGCTATACCTCTTAATCGGCCCGCCCTTTACACATGGGATACATATATCCCAATAATGGTCGTTCCTGATTGCGCCCCAAGGCCCGGGTGTGTGGTTCATGACGCCTCTCCGTATTTCGCACGCGCTTCGCGCTCAAGCTGGACGCGCTGGTTCATGCCGAGGGGGTAATGCTCAAGGACTTGCTCCAGAGCCGGACCCAGATCGACGGGGTTGTATGGGTCTTCTACGCGAAGACGGAGGCCGTAGACGGCTGCGTCGTAGAGGTCGTCCATTCTGCAATACTGTTTGATTGACTTATGCATCTGTCTGTCCCCTTAGCAAAGGTTGTCTTTGAAATTCCCGTCCCACTCTTGGCCGGTGTTTTTCTCGAATTTTTGGAGGCGCTTGTACCAGCGTGCTTCCAGGCGATCCATCTGGCGCTGAAGCTCCCGCCCTCTCTCTTCGATTTGCCGAAGGACGCGGACATCTTCATCAGCCGCTTCGCCATATCCGAGGACGCTGTCGTCATGTGAGTAGAAGTGTGCCATCTGTTTTCTCCCTTTCTCTATTATGATATTAGCAAAGCCCTAAAGCCTTTGCAACAACTATCTTTAGCTTTTAGCTATTGATTTATCCGGCGGTCTATGCTTAGGTCAGCGCATGGACATTCAGAAAATTATCGAACAGTGCGGCGGCACGAGAGCTATCTCCGACGCCTTACATATTAAGCAGCCTTCAATCTACAATTGGAAGCGGGTGCCGGCGACCCGTGTTCTGGAGATCGAGGTTCTCAGCGGGATCTCCCGCCACACCCTGCGACCGGATGTCTTTGGCGATGCCCCGAAGTAAAACCAAGACCCTACGGAACAAGCTGGATAAGGAGTTCTCGCTTGCGGTTCGTGAGAGGGCTGGGTGGTGCTGCGAGGCTTGCGGCAAGTCCTACTTCGACAACCGGTCAAGCCTCCAGTGCAGTCACCACTTCTCCAGGCGGTTCGTTGCGATCCGCTGGGATTGGGACAACGCCAGCGCACATTGTGCGGGGTGCCACATGCACCTTGGGGGTAACCCTATTGAGTTCGCGGAATGGATTCAGAACAAGATTGGACCGGAAAAGGTCCAGCGTCTCCGCGAATTGAAAGAGACCTCACCGAGATACCGTGAGGCAGACTACCAAGAGCTTTTGGAGAAATTAAGGAGAGAAGCAAATGGGCAAGAGGTCATCAAAACTTAGGCGTGATAGGGACTGCTACACCACACCCTTCGAAGCCGTCAGGCCGCTGTTCCTTCACCTGAAGGCTGGTGATGCTTTCGATGAGCCGTGCGCCGGTAACGGGCGATTGGTCCGACACCTTGAGCGCGCCATCCAATGCAAGTTCGCTGGAGACATTGAACCGCAGGGCTGGGGCATACACCAGATCGACGCCTTCGACAGGACGCATTGTTATGGCGATATGTTCATCACCAACCCGCCCTGGCCGGCAATCGGCAAGCAGGGTGACCCGACGATAGCGATGGCGATCCACTTGTCGAACATCGCGCCGACGTGGTTCCTGCTCAATGCTGACGTGATCCATAATAGGTACTTCTCCAAGGTCACCGACCGATGCTCAAAAATCGTATCGGTTGGCCGTGTGAGTTGGATGGACAATAAAATCAAGGGCAAGGAAAACTGCGCTTGGATGCTTTTCGACAAGAACTACTCCGGGCCGATCCGATTTTATCCGAGGGGCGCAGAATATGCAGTCGCATCGAATTGAGGCGCCCGATTCCTGTGAATACGATGGCGCCGTAGACCGGGCTTTGCAAATCCACGAATACTGGCGCGAGCGCGGCCAAAAGGTCGAGGTCACGATTGAGTCCCAGCGGATCAACGGGAGGGACATCTACGTCATCCGCTCAAGCCTAGTGGACGGTGTGCCATGTCATCAATGCAGGGGTCGTGGCGAGATAACCCGAAAGGGCAAACCCGACGCATGCCCGGTCTGCGCGGCACGGGCGGAATCCGAATGGAGGGGCCTATGAGATACGGCTCCGTCTGTTCAGGGATTGAGGCAGCGACTGTGGCTTGGTCCCCTCTGGGTTGGGAGGCGGCGTTTTTCTCCGAGATTGAGAAGTTCCCTCGCGCCGTCCTCCAGCACCATTACCCAAACGTCCCTCTTCATGGGGATTTTACAACGATCAAAGGAGATGAATATGGTTCAATCGACATTTTGGTCGGAGGAACACCTTGTCAGTCTTTCTCAGTCGCAGGACTCCGAGGCGGCTTGGACGACGACCGTGGAAACTTGGCCCTCGAGTATCTTAGGCTTGCTCAACGAACACGGCCCAAGTGGTTGGTTTGGGAGAACGTGCCCGGCGTCCTGTCAAGCAATGGAGGACGGGACTTTGGTTCCATTCTCGGGGGCTTGGTCGAACTCGGGTATGGGTTTGCCTACCGAGTGCTTGACGCTCAATACTTTGGAGTGGCCCAAAGACGCCGTCGTGTGTTCGTTGTCGGATGTCTTGGAGACTGGCGAGGTGCCGCAGCGGTACTATTTGAGTCCCACAGCTTGCAAGGGCATTCTGCGCCGCGCAGAGAAACGCGGGAAGAAGTTGCCGGCACCCTTGGCGGCGGCTCTGGAAATCGCGGCTGGGCGCCTGACACAGACCGAATGACCTTCATCCCAGAGGTCGCGCTATCTCTCTCGGCAGACCCATCAGACCGGCAAGACCCAACACACAAGACGTATCTGCCCATCGCCTTCAATTGGCAAAACGGTGACGATTTCGCTGTCCGAAGACTAACCCCGACAGAGTGTGAGAGGCTTCAGGGCTTTCCTGACGGATATACGAAGATCGCTTGGCGTAAGAAGGTGCCGGATGATTGCCCTGACGGCCCGAGATATAAGGCGCTTGGAAACTCAATGGCTGTTCCAGTTATGAGTTGGATTGGTCCGCGAATTAACAAAGTGGAGAAAGGCAATGTGTGAAAATACCCCCGATATGTTCAAGACCTACCCCGACACGCCGGGATGGCAGAAAACAGACACCAGCAAGGCGGCTGCGGACGACATGGCCCCAAAGGCGGCGACCATCCGAGATATGGTCCTGAGAGCCCTCAGAGAGCGGGACATGACCTCATACGAGCTTGCCGACGCCCTACGGCTTGAATACCACACGATCCAGCCCCGCACGTCAGAGCTTCGGGCGAAGCATAAAATCATCGACAGCCTGAAGCGCCGGAAAGGGCCGACAGGAAAGCTTGGCATCGTTTGGAAAGCGGTCTAACATCAATGCGCGGTGTAAAAATCGACTTGGTTGCTCTTGTCGAGGCTTAGCATTCCGGCCCGCCTCCACTCCTCCTTTGGAATGCAAAATGAAGGAATGTTCTATGCCCAACGCAACAGAACCATATAGACCCGACATAGCGAAGCGAAACCGCTCACGCGCCCTTTGGCTTGTCCGCAATATGGATGACGCTGACCCGAAACTCTCATACACAGCCCATCTATTAAAGCGATCCATCGAGGCTACTCTGACGCCCAAACAACAGGCCCGGTTAGACAATTTATGGCGCTCGCGGGGTGGCTCCGATGGGTGATAAAGTTCGCTATGTCCGGTTCCATCCTGACGAATACATCGCTGGCGTTGGGGCGCAAATGGACGCCGAGACGCAGGGCGTTTATTGGATGATATGCTCTCTAATTTACAGCCACGGAGGGCCGATAGATAATGACCCAAAGTACATTGGGCGGCTCGTTTGTATGGGCCAAGCGAGAGCGAGAAAGGTCATCGACGGCCTCATTGAGAGCGGTAAAATTTTCGTTTTTCAGTCAAAACTCACGCAAAAACGGGCGGAAACTGAGGTAAAACACGCGCAAAATAGAACCGAAAAAGCAAAAGAAAATGGTGGGAAAGGGGGGCGACCTCCTAAGAAAAACAAAGACTTAGGGAAACCGGATGGTTTAAAACCCGAAAACCTAACCACTAACCATAAACCAGTAACCAGTATTATAGATACTAACGTATCTATAAGCGACACACCGAAAGGATCGACAAATGGCCCCCGACAACTTTCAGAAGATTGGAGACATAACGGAAAATCTTACGAGGTCGGAGAAGGAGAAGGATATACCCGAGACGAGGTCGATTGGATCGCGACGGACTTTGCAGACCACTGGAGGTCAAACGGAAAGCGGAAGAAAGATTGGGACCGGACATTCTACAACTGGCTCCGCTCTGACATTACCCGTCGCAATCTCAGAGAGAAGCGGCAAGGTCTCGCCAGAGGCAACAACCAAGGAGGTGGAGGGTTTGCTGAAATCGCAGCTAGGACTATTGCCGGAATGGGGGGGGAGCAGTGAGTTGGTCTCAGGGTATCAGGTTGACGGCGAGGTCACCGAGGAAATGAAAGCGTTCGTTCGCAATGCTGCGTTGCCGCTTACCGCGCAAGAGGTGGTCGAAGAGTTATCCATGCTCGCCGCGCTTACGAAGCGACGGAACACCGACGACGCTGACACAGCCATCCTAATCCGGGCCTACGCCGAGAAGCTCTCCGAGTATCCAGCGGACGTTGTGAAATACGTTCTCGCCAGCACGGCCCGGAACAACGTGTTCTTTCCGGCCTGGGCTGAGTTGTACGAGGACTTGGAGTTCTGGGGGCGCAGACGCTTGCGCCTTCGGGACGCAGTGCTGGGAGCAGGCTGATGGATCAAGAGGAACGAGAGATCGCCACAATGAACGCAGCCACACGAGCTAAGAAGGCCGTCAGGTTCGCAGCAAACTACGTTGACAGCCAGCCCACCGAGATATGGACATCCGGCGCCTGGGTTCCAATGAAGAGCGAGGTCGAGAAGAGGGCGCGGATATGCCTGAACCAGGGCCGCCACATCGAGGTAAAGTTCACCGACGCCGAGATGGCGCACTTTAGGGAAATCGGAAAATTATATATTAGGCAGGAGAGTTGATCATGGTTGCGAAAATTATTCTATGGTTGAAATCATTATTCCGCAAAGATGAGGCGCCAAAAGCCAAGCGTAAGAGGGACGTAGAGCTTTACAGGTTCAAAAGCACGATCCTTGAACGGTTGGATTGGTACTTCGGAATTATTAAGCGCATGAAGAAAGGCGACCGTGAGATGTATAATCTCTACAGTCGATGGGGCGCGGCGGTCATGTCTGAAAAGGAAGCCGAAGATTGCATGGCATCACAGTCGACCGCACTTCCTGTCTGGTGGTCGGAAAACCGGCCATCGTTCGGCGGGTTCTTTTTATCGGAAGGCGTATCAAAAGATGGGAAAAGCCTGATCCCTGCGTTCGTGGCTTTCAGGAAGTATGCAAAGAATAAGGTTCCTCCTGAAATCCAGCGGTCGAACGGCGACGTGTACGTCGCCACGGTTTATTGGGATGATGTTGACAACATAACCTACGGACGCCCAACTGAATTTGCAGTCTCCATAGACGCGGAATCAAACGTCACAGCACTGAAAACCAAGACCACGAAAATGCGTGTAATCAATTCAAAAAGGGGCAAGTTCGGGATACCTGAACAGCGATACCGCATTGATGGGTTCTTCAAGAAATGGTATAAACAAAACGAAGACGCTGCTGACAGCACGGCGGACTATTTGGCGATGCTTTTTGTTGGGATTGCGAGGCTCTACACAACCCAGAATGCGAACATGACAAAGATTCACGTTCGGAAAAAGAGGCTGAAAGCTGTATTCTCAATCGACGTGCTGCGAACCCCGTATTTCTTCAGCGACAGAGACCCCGTCATAACCAACGGAGTGAAGAAGCGCATATTCCATATCGTTAGGGCGCACAAAAGGTTGGTTGGGGCCACTGAGACGTATGTGAAGACGCACTTCAGAGGATTGCGGAGGTTCGTGTGGAACGGGTACAGCGTCAACGTCACGGTGCCGGGGTGGCATCACGCCGACTTCGCAGTGTTCGACGCAGGAGCTATTGACTGCGAGCCAGGGAAGTCTCGAGATGAAATGATTGGGATGAAGAAACTCGGGAAACGAATCGCTGAACTTGAGGACGCTTGAAGGAATTTTCTGGATGTGCCACCCTGTGAAACTACCGGGTGCCGTTTTATCTCCCCTTCTCCTCTCCTCTGCGGCACCCGGCTTTTCCGTCATTGAAAATAAATCCAAAACATCGTAAAGTGCTTTCTGCCGCCGGGGCTGTGCCTCCTGGGCAACCCTGACGGCTTCGGCGGCAACTCAATGGAGACGACATGAAAACCTCATCCAAGAAAGCAGTTGGTATCTCGAAATCGGGCATGGGCGCGGCCTATGATGGTAAGAAACTTCCCCAACCGAAAAACAACAACAAAAAAAGCAAATCGTTTTCCGGCGGTGGCGCTACGAAGTCAAGCAACGCATCGGCTTCCGGCGTAAACAAAGAGCAAGCATCAAAGATGGGCTATTAGGATGAAGAAATCCTATGAAGACCACATAGCCGAAGGGGTAGCTAAACAGAAAGCCCTTGGCCTGTACGTTGAACCGGAAAAGCCGAAGAAAGCCCCGGCTAAGAAGAAGGCTGCACCACGCAAGCGGGCGGCAGCAAAGAAAAGTTAAATGCCAGAAATGGAAATCAGGGAAATAGGCATAGGGGAGTTAATCCCTTGCGCCAGCAATAGCCGCACCCATTCGGAAGAACAGGTAGCACAGATAGCGGCGTCCATCCGCGAATTTGGCTTTAACAACCCTGTCCTATTAGCCGACGACAAAACAATCATCGCAGGGCATGGGCGCGTTCTCGCAGCCAGGAAGCTAGACCTTCAAAAAGTCCCCTGCGTATTTCTATCGCACCTTACCCCGACGCAGCGCAAAGCATACATCATTGCGGATAACAAACTGGCCCTAAACGCTGGCTGGGATATGGAGATGCTGTCCCTTGAGATGGGCGACCTCCGCGACGAAGGCTTGACCGACCCGGACGAGGTTCCTGACTTGCCTGACGAGCCGGTTACCAAGCCCGGCGACGTGTGGGTTATGGGGAAACACCGGCTGATGTGCGGTAGCAGTACGGTTGAAACCGACGTGTCGGCGCTCCTGGCGGGTGTTGAGCCGCACCTAATGGTTACGGACCCGCCTTATGGCGTGGAGTATGATGCGGACTGGCGGAATAAGGCTATGCGCGCTGATGGGTCCGCCGACGGCGGACGCGCTGTCGGTAAGGTGGAGAACGACGACAACGCAGACTGGTCGGAAGCTTGGGCGCTATTCCCCGGTGATGTGGCTTACGTTTGGCATGGAGGGGTCGCTGCTGGGGTTGTTGCCGAAAGTTTGCAGAAAAACGATTTCAATATTCGCGCACAGATTATCTGGGCTAAGAATAACATGGCTATCGGTCGCGGTGATTATCATTGGCAGCACGAGCCTTGCTGGTATGCCGTCCGAAAGAATAAAAAAGGCCACTATGGCGGGGGCCGAAAGCAAACGACACTTTGGCAGATAGATAAACCCGTGAAGTCCGAGACAGGACACAGCACACAAAAGCCCGTCGAGTGCATGAAGCGCCCTATTGAAAATAACTCAAGCCCAGGCCAAGCGGTTTATGAGCCGTTCTCAGGTAGCGGAACAACTATTATTGCCGGTGAGATGACAGGCCGCGCAATATACGCAATGGAACTAAGCCCGGCCTATGTAGATGTTGCCGTTAAGCGGTGGCAAGACTTCACAGGAGAGCAGGCCAAGCTAGAGTCAACAGGGGAATTTTTCCGTATCCCATGTGAGAAATCCAATGCCGCGTAAAAAAGTAGTAAAAAGACGACCGCCATATAAGCCTAATGATGAGGATAGGCGCACGGTTGAAATGATGGCGGCAATAGGCACAACGCAGGAGAACATAGCGCGGTGCGTAGGTGGTGGAGTTGATATTAAGACGCTGGTCAAATATTACAGGGAAGAGCTGGACACTGCTGGGATCAAGGCATGTGCCAAAGTCGGCGGCGCAATGTATAACAAGGCTATCGGCGGCGATGTACAGGCGCAGAAATATTTCTTAGGCTGTCGTGCTGGCTGGAAAGAAACCGTCAAAGTCGAAAACGAAGTAACCGTAGCACCGCCCAAGGTGGCAGAGGAAGTAGATGCAATCTTCAATACACCTACCGTCTTGGACGACGAAGAAGAAACATTACACTGATACGATTGACCGGGCGCGGAAGCTAGGGCCTGACCATGAGCAGGACGCCCGACGCCGGTTAGCCCAGGGTGACTTGTTTTGGTTGCTGGTGGGGGTACTAGGCCGCGCAGACGCTAACCGGGAATGGATATTTGACCGATGCAGGGAAGTACAAGCCAGCCCGGACGACCATTTAGACCTATGGGCGCGGGAGCATTACAAATCAACCATCATTACCTTTGCCCTGACTATCCAGAATATATTAAATAACCCCGACATAACGATAGGGATATTCAGCCATACCCGGCCCACGGCGAAGGCTTTTATGCGCCAGATCAAGCGCGAGTTTGAAGGCAATAAGAAGCTAAAGGAGTTATTCCCTGAAATCCTATGGGACGACCCGCAAGGCCAAGCCCCCAAGTGGTCAGAAGACGATGGGCTAGTAGTCAAGCGCACCGCCAACCCCAAGGAAAGCACCTTAGAAGCGCATGGGCTAGTTGACGGGATGCCTACGGGCCGACACTTCGACTTGCTGGTATACGATGACGTTGTTACGGAAAAGTCGGTAACAAGCCCGGATATGATGGCGAAGACGCTTGACGCCTTGTCCCTATCGTACAACCTGGGAAGCCAAGGGGGCTTACGGCGCTTTGTCGGGACACGCTACCACTTCAACGACGCCTACAAGGCCGTTATGGACCGGGGAACGGCGACACCACGGCTATATCCCGCAACTCTGGACGGCACGGTAGATGGGGAGCCGGTGTTATTGACGCCCAAGCAGCTTGCAGCCAAGCGGCGTGATCAAGGTCCGTATATATTTGCTTGCCAGATGCTACAAGACCCAAGGGCCGACGAGGCGCAGGGATTTGTCGAAACGTGGGTAAAGTATTACGAGGACCACCACGGGGCGCACGAAATGAACCGCTATATCCTTTGCGACCCGGCGGGCGAGAAGAAGAAGGCAAACGATTACACGGCGGCGTGGGTGATTGGCTTGTCGCCAGACCGAAACATCTACATCCTGGACATTGTGCGCGACCGGCTGAACCTTACTCAGCGCGCGGACCTGATCTTCAAGTGGCACCGGCAGTGGCAGCCCTATGGCGTGGGGTATGAGAAGTACGGCTTGATGGCAGACATCGAGCACATGGAAGACAGGATGGAGCGGGAGAACTATCGCTTCGACATCCAAGAGCTCGGCGGCCAGCAACCGAAGAACGACCGGATTCGCCGGATGATACCAGACTTTGAGCAGGGCCGTATCTACATGCCGCGCACGCTCTACAAGACCGATTACGAAGGCATCGTGCGTGAGCTGGTGAGCACGTTCTTGGAAGAGGAATACAAAGCCTTCCCAGTTTCCCTGCATGATGATATGCTCGACGCTCTCAGCAGGATGTATGACCTGGGCCTCGTTTGGCCTGAAACTGAGGAAGAGACCGAGGGTCGGGACCGTTATGCAGGGGGCGGGCGTAACCGCAAAGGAAGTTGGATGACATCGTAATGGACGACATGAAACTCGGCGTTGCAGAGCGCGCCAAGGCCGACCGCAAGGCTGCCGAAAACCATACCCGAGCATGGCGCGGCGATGCGAAAGAGGACTTCGGCTTCGTTGACGGGTCTATGCAGTGGGATGAGGGGGACGCTCAATTGCTCCGGGACGCCAACCGGCCTCCGGTGACGTTCAACCGGGTCGAGCCGGTCATCGACGTTATCACTGGCCTTGAGCTCGCGAACCGTCAAGAGGTGCGCTACATCCCCCGAGAGCGCGGGGACGTGAAGGTTAGCGAGGTGGCTACGTCTGCCGCTGATTGGGCGCGCGATGGGTGTGATGCCGAGGACGAAGAGAGTGACGCTTTCCGGGACATGGCTACGTGTGGCATGGGGTGGACCGAGACCCGCATGGATTACGAGCGCGATCCAGACGGCGAGATCGTCATCACCCGCGTTGACCCGCTGGAAATGCTGTGGGACACGAACGCGACGAAGAAGAACCTGTCAGACGCTCGATGGCTTGGCCGAATGAAGGACTACACCGAGGCTGAGCTAAAAGCGGATTTCCCAGACAAGCACGAAGAGGTTACGGGGCTTTCGAGCCTGTGGGGTGACGACCTGGACTCCGGGACGCCTCACGCGACCATCGCTGGCGACCAGTACGGCACAGAGCGCGAGACCGGCAACAAGCGGGAGAAGCTCATCAAGGTGATGGAATACCAGTGGTACGAGACCGTGCCGGCGTGGCGCGTCCATGACCCGCTCAAGGACGAGCTCATCCAGCTCGAGCAGGACCGCTTCACCCGGCTGAAGGAGCGATTGACGGAGCAGGGCATGGACCCTGAAGGCCTGAAGGCCGTAAAGCAGCGCAAGCGCGTGTACAAGCGCGCGTTTATCGCAGGCGACATCGTCTTGGAAGAGGGCGACAGCCCGTGCGATGACGGCTTCACGTACAAGTGCATGACCGCCAAGCGCGACCGCAACAAGAATACGTGGTACGGCGTTGTGCGCGGCATGAAAGACCCGCAACGCTGGGCCAATAAGTGGCTCTCGCAGATCATGCATATCATCAACGCCAATGCGAAGGGTGGCGTGCTCGCGGAGCAAGACGCCTTTATCAACCCGCGCAAGGCTGAAGAGGAATGGGCAAAGCCCGATTCCATCACTGTCTTGAAGAAGGGTGCCCTGTCTCAGGGCAAGATCAAGGAGAAATCACCGATCAATTTCCCGTCAGGCTTGGACAAGCTGATGGAGTTCGCAGTGATGTCTATCCGGGACGTTAGTGGGGTTAACGTGGACATGCTCGCCTCTCGTGAGGGGTCTGGCACCAGCGGCATCCAGGACTATCAGAACCGTCAGTCGGGGATCAACATTCTCGGGACTATGTTCAACTCGATGCGCCGGTATCGTAAGGAGCAGGGCAGGCTGTTGCTGGAGTACATCGTCAAATACATTTCTGACGGTCGGTTGATCCGCATCGTTGGTGAGGATGGCGAGAAGTACGTCCCATTGATGAAGGAAGAGATGGCGGGCAAGTACGACATTATCGTTGATGACGCGCCGTCGAGCCCGAACCAGAAAGACCGGACGTTCTCGATCTTGTCGGGATTGCTCCCAGGCTTATTGCAGGCCGGCATCCCGATACCGAAGGAGATCATCGACTACGTGCCTATCCCCTCTGCGCTTCAAGAGAAGTGGAAAGAGACGCTCGACCAATCTGGCGGTCCTTCGCCGGAGCAGATACAAGAAATGCAGATGGTCATGCAAGCCTTGAAGGAAGAGAACGAGAAACTGAAGAACGACAACTCCGACAAGATGGCGAAAATCCAGGCGGATGCCGTCGCGAAGAAGGAAGACCTCGATCACCAGATTGCGATGGACGCCCAAGAGCTGGAGCACAAGCGCACAATGGCTGAAGAAGAGATGCGTCTCAAGCGAGAGATGGCAGAGGCCGACGCAGAGCTGGACGTTCTCAAGGCGCAGGCACAGTTCGAGTTGAAAGAGATGTCAGAGCTTTCGAAGGAAGCAGACCGGCAGGCTGAAGCTTTGAGGAAGGACAATGAATCCGAAGAGAAGCGCGAAGAGAAGCCGCAGATCGTGCGCTAGCTATGGGATACAAGACAAATGACTTTTATCACTCCACGACCAACGATTTTGACGCCTTCGACTTTTCCAGGCTAGGGTCAGGCGGTGCCTCAGTAGATGAACCGGCAGTATTCTTGTCGTCAAAACCGGGAGTCACAGACGAATATATCGCGCATCCTTGGGTCAGGAATACGGACGAGGTGAAACGCCAGTTCGGGGACCAGGGCGGGGAGGTTGTGAGGGTTTATCATGAAGGGGGCCTATTAAGTATTTTAGCACAAACCTAACGTCAGGCCAAGACGAGAAATGGCAGCGGAACCCATCCGATCATGGGAAAAGGAAGACGATTATGAGCGAAGAGACCGGCACTGCCGAACAATTAGCAGAACCCACACCAGAACCCCTCTCAGAAGACCCGTGGGGCGACGGAGAAGCGCAAGAGGCCGCTCCAGCGCCCGACCCTACCCCGGAACCTGCACCTGAGCCTGTAGCGGAGCCTGTGGCGGTCGATCCGCCGGCAGACCCAGAGGCCGAAGAGAAGCCGGAAAAGACCGTTCCTTACGCAGCGATGCATGAAGAGCGCATGATGCGTAAAGAGGCGGCCCAAGAGGCGGCAGACGCACGGGAGAAGATGGCGCGCATGGAAGAGCGTTTCCAAATGATCCAGGAGCGGATGGCAGCGCCAGAGCCAGAACCTGCGGACTTCGATGACGATCCGGCAGAGTACCTGAACGAGACCTTGCAAAAGACCCAGGCAGAGCTCGCCGAGGTTAAGCAGAGGCTTGAAGGCCAGGACGAACAGTCTGAAGCCAATCAACGCTTCAATAACATGATGGGCAACTACAAGACTGCGGTGCAGACGTACTCGTCAGAAACGCCGGAGTTCCAAGACGCGTACAATTATGCCTTCTCGGGGCGTGTCCAGGAATACATGGCGGCGGGATATGATGAGAAGACCTCGACATCGATTGCCCAACAGGATGAGGTCGCCATCGTGCAGAAAGCATTTGCGGACGGCGTCAACCCGGCAGAGCGTATCCACGCGCTTGCAAAGGCGCGAGGCTTTACGGCTGCGCCCAAGCCTGCGGGTGCGGAAGAAAAGCTTGCGGCTATCGAGAAGGGCCAAGAGGCTGCGAAGAACCTTGGGGGCGCCGCGCCGCCGCCTGAGCTGACGCTAGAGGCGCTCGCGGACATGGATGATGAAGACTTCGCCGCGAATTGGGACAAGGCGATGGGCGTGAAAAACACTTCCATTTATGGCTAAAAGCGGATAGGCTTAGTGTTGCGTGGGAAAACTCTTGCGCAACACTCGCCGTTCTGATGGGCGTAAAAGTCAGGCAAACATAGCGTTGAGGAACGTAAACCCGAGATAGCGGCGGCCCCCGATAAAGGCCACGAACCCTTATCTTTTAACGCTATGTTTGGAGAAAATCACATGGCAAACACAGACTATCCTGTAGGGCATCCGCTCGCAGTAAAGCTGTGGAGCAAGAAGCTCATGCACGAGGCGCTCAAGCAAACTTGGGCCTCGAAATTCATGGGCACCGGCTCCGACAGTCTGATGCAGATCAAGGATGACACCCAGAAGGGCGCTGGCGACAAGATCACCTGCGGCCTCCGCATGCAATTGACCGGCGACGGTATCCAGGGTGATGGCACCTTGGAGGGCAACGAAGAAGCTCTCGTGACGTACAGCGACAGCGTCTTTATTGATCAATTGCGTCATGCCGTTCGTTCTTCGGGCAAAATGTCCGAACAGCGCGTCCCGTTCTCCGTTCGTGAAGAAGCTCGCATGGGCCTTCAGGATTGGTGGGCAGACCGCTTCGATACGGCCTTCATGAACCAGCTTGCTGGAAATACAGATGTCTCAGACACGCGACTGACGGGCAACCAAGCGACGATTGCCGCTACCGCCTCTCGCCTGATCTGTGGTGGCTTGCACGATACCGAGGCTTCGCTCTCCGCGACGACCACGGAAGCCATGCAGCTCCGCGACATCGACCGGCTGGTTGCCAAGGCGAAGACGTTGACCCCGATCATCCGGCCCTTGAAGGTCGGCGGGCAAGACAAGTTCGTCCTGTTCATCCACCCCAACCAGATGTACTCGTTGCGCACCAACAACACCTCGACCGTTGGTAACTACGTGGACATCTTCAAAGCTGCCATGCAGGGCGGGGTTTACAAAGACAACCCGATCATGCAGGGCGCCAGCTTTGAGTATAACAACGTCATCGTTCACGAATCCACTCGTGTTCCTGACATTGTTGGAACCCCGAACAGTGGCGCGGCTACCGCGTTCCGCTCCGCGATCTTCTGCGGCGCGCAGGCTGGTATCATGGCGTTTGGCCGAGACGATGGTCCGAACCGCATGAACTGGACTGAAGAGCTGTTCGATTACGAAAACCAGCTTGGTGTTGCAGCCGGGTGTATCTATGGCATGAAGAAAACCGTCTACAATTCGACGGACTTCGCGACCATCGTGCTCTCGACCTACGCACCCGACGCTTAAAGGAGGGCATAGAAAATGGCTGTTACAACTGTCACTTCGACTGCCGCCGTTGCCGGCGTTGAACCTCGTTTGGTTCACACGGGCGTCAATGTCGTAAACGCAAAATACGTCCACGCTGGAACGGTCGGCGACATCATCCTGATGTGCAAAGTCCCGACCGGCGCGGACATCATTGGCGTGTACGGCAAGATCACCACCGCAGAAACCGCTGCGAATGCCACGGTCGGCATTCAAGGCTCTGCGGCTGTATTCGGGTCGCTTGGCAGCGGCACGGCTCCGGTGTTCACCACGCTCGGCGGCAACAAGTATCGCATCTCGGTGTCTGATGACGCCACGGCGCGTTACCGCAACATCGTGGTATCGCCGACATCAGCCACTTGGACGATCTCGGCAACGATTGACCTGACGGTTCTTTACACCGCAATCAATCAGTCGTAAGTTATCGGGGCGGGCTGGCCGTTCAACCTCCCGCCCCTTTAACAATTTTTACTCAGGGGTAAAAATGCGACCATTCCTCGATGTCATTAAAGAAGCAGGAAATCATCACGCGGCGGGTCAGTTCGACCAAGCCGCTTTTCTGTATGAGAACCTATTGGGCGCGGTCCCAGATGACGCTGTCTTACTGTATCTATACGGGACATTGTGCAGTCAAGTGCAGCGGTTTGGTTCCGCGATTACCTTCCTCCGCAAGTCGGTCGAACTAGCGCCAGACCTCGATGAGGCTTGGCACAACCTTGGCGTTGCGCTGCGAAACGAAGGCCATAACGAAGAGGCCAGGAAAGCCTACTCTCGAGCGATAGCATTGAACCCGGATAGCGCGGACCTCCTCGCCATGATGGCAGGCTCATACATCAACGAGGGTCTCCCCGATCGGGCATTAGAGTGGGCAGAGAAAGCTCTGGCCATCGACCCTGAACAAATACACGGCATGAACCACAAAGCCCTCGCCCTTTTGGAATTAGGGCGCTTTGAAGAGGCGTGGGGGCCGTACAGGGCGCGCTTCGACCTGCCCAGCATGTCTGCCTCCCCTCGACCATACGAGTGCCCAGAATGGGAAGGTCAGCCCGTGAAGAAGCTTGCCATACATGGCGAGCAGGGCTTGGGCGACGAGGTCATGTTCATGTCTTGCTTCGCAGAGGCGGCAGAGCTCGCAGACGAAATCGTTATAGAGTGCGAGCGGCGCCTTGTCCCCCTGTTCAAGCGGTCATTCGGCTGCGATGTCTACGAAAGCCACGTCAGCTTGGTGACGGCGCACCCTGACGTTGATGCGTTTATCCCGATGGGCAACCTTCCAGGGCTATTCAGGACAAGCACCGAGTCGTTCGATGCCGCCAAGCCATTTCTCAAAACCAACCCGGCACTGGTGAAGAAGTACCGCAAGCGCCTCGAGCGTCTCGGGCCAGGGCCATACGTTGGTGTCGGTTGGCACGGCGGAACCAAGGCAACGCACCAGGAGGTACGCAATGCACCTCAAGACCTTTGGGAGAAAGTGGTCGGATCTCCGGGCACGTTCATCTCTCTCCAGTATGGCGAAGAGGCGGCACAACAGGCGAAGGCCCTTGGCATACAGCATTGGCAGAGCTCGATTGATGATCTCGATAACTTTGCGGCTCTGGTCGATGCATGCGACATTGTCGTATCAGTTTGCCAAACTGCGATTCATGTCGCTGGTGGAGTGGGTACGGAATGTTGGTGCCTGACACCATCAAAGCCTGCCTGGAGGTACGCCATTGTTGGCGATATGCCCTGGTACAAAGACGTTCACCTTGTGCGCCAAAATGGTGACGATTGGGGCTCGGCCTTTATGGAGGTTATGATGCGTCTCAATGGTCTGGAGGCAGCCTGATGTTAATATCTGAAACATATCGTGATCTGAACGAAGAACTGCACGATACCAATGCAAGCTACGGCACGTCAGGCAAGCGACACGCCGAGACCGTCGCCGAGTTGGCGAACATGCTCAAGTCAACCAACGTCCTCGACTACGGCTGCGGAAAAGGCACGCTAAACGATGCCCTAGGGTTCCGCATAAAGGAATACGACCCGTGCATTGAGGGCAAGGACGACGAACCGGACCTCGCGGACCTTGTCGTCTGCACCGATGTTCTGGAGCACGTCGAACCCGATTGCATTGATGACGTTCTCAACCATATCGAGGAACTGGCCCTCCAGGCTGTGTTTCTCACCGTCGCCACGCAACCCGCGAAGAAGTTTCTGTCTGATGGGCGGAACGCGCATATCTGCCTTGAGCAGGCGGATTGGTGGCTGCCCAAGCTTATGAAGAGATGGAAGCTCGTGACCTTCCAGGATTCGGGCGGGGAATTTCAGGTAATCTTAGAAGCATAGGTGTAAGATGAGTTTGATGGGGCGGTTTCGAGATAAGTATGTGCCAGAGCCTAATTCCGGTTGTTGGCTGTGGGATGGGGGGCAGCGCAATGCGTTAGGATACGGGTATTTCCATCACCCCGATGAGAAGTATGCACACCGTGCGTCTTGGGCTTTACACTATGGGGCTATCCCCGATGGCATGTTGATTCTACACAAGTGCGACAATCCGTATTGCGTAAACCCTGACCACTTATTTATGGGAACACATAAGGACAACACTGCCGATATGTTCAGGAAGGGGCGCGGCGGCACCCGTGGGCCGAAGGCTGGGGAGGCTCCTTATGCGCGGCTCTCTGTAGATGACGTCATAGCAATAAGAGGCTCTAATGCGTCCAGCAAGGCCACAGCAGTAAAGTACGGGGTGGCCTCATGCACTATTTCAAATATTCGTTCAGGTAGGTCCAGGAGATTAAAATGAAAACCATAACAACTCGTATTGACGCCATTACCGGCATGGACCCAGAGCAGCATTCGGTCACGCCGCCGGCGCCTAAGTCTTGCAAGATCGAGCTAACGGCAAGCTGTAACCTTCGTTGCTCATTCTGCGCGACAAGCCACGGTCTGAGGGAAAAGGGCAAGATGTCGTTTGAGTTTTACTCCGAGGTATTGCTCCCGTCCCTATCGGCGGCTGGCGTCGAAGAGGTGGGCATGTTCTTTCTTGGTGAAAGCACCATCATGCCTGACCTCCCGAAGTACATTGCCGAGGCGACGAACCAGGGCTTCCCGTACATTTTCCTGACAACCAACGGCACGGCGCTGACGAAGGTCAAGCTTCATGCGTACATGCAAGCGGGGCTGAAGTCTCTCAAGTTCTCGATGAATTACGCCGACGCCGAACAGTTCGCCGACATCGCGCGCGTGAAGCCTGCGCTGTTTGGGAACCTGATCCAGGCCATTAAAGACGCACACGCCGCCCGAGAGGCAGGCGGGTACGATTGCGGGCTGTACGCATCATACATCGACTATGACGACGAACAGGGCGAAAAGATGATGGCGCTCATTGATGAGGTCAGGCCATACCTTGATGAGGTGTACGCGCTCCCTCTGTACTCCCAAGCGGACCTCACGGGGCAGGAAAGCACCGAAGCTGGCTGGGATGTTCGCGCCGGCAACCCTGGAAGGGCTGGCAACATGCGCCAACCTATCCCTTGTTGGTCTCTCTTCACCGAGGCTCGCGTGACGTTCGATGGTGAGCTCGCCGGGTGTTGCTTCGCCCACGATGACAGGTTCAACATGGGAGACCTGAACAAGGTCGACTTTATGGAGGCATGGCACAGCAACAAGTTCCAAGATCTGCGCTCGCACCATCTCCGAGGTGATGTAAAGGGGACCGCTTGTGAAAACTGCGCGGCGTACAGCTAATGCGTAGGAAAGTCTTTATCGGGTACGACCCGCGCGATGACAATGCGTCCAAGGTTCTGGAATTAAGCCTGCATGAGCACTCTTCCATCCCTCTGGACATAATCCTGCTAAAGGATCACGAGTTGCGCTCCAGCGGGGCATACAGGCGCTCCTACAGGGTAGATAACGCCGGTCAAATGTGGGATGACATCGACGGCAAGCCGTTTTCGACACAGTTCAGCTTTTCACGGTTTCTTGTGCCGCACCTTTGCGCCCACAAGAACGAGTGGGTGCTTTTCCTCGACGCGGACATGATGTTTCGCGGGGACGTGGCAGAGCTGTTCGCCCTGGCGGATTCGTCATATTCGGTCATGTGTGTGAAGCACGAACAGGATGCCCAAGATGGCGTGATGAAAATGGACGGAGTTTTGCAGACCAAATACGAGCGCAAAAACTGGTCTAGCATGATGCTGATGAACCCTGCGCGGTGCGACCGGCTGACGGTTCACGCAGTCAACTCACAATACGGCTCATTGCTTCACGGGATGTCTTGGGCGGATGATGATGATATTGGGGCCATTGACGAAAAGTGGAATTGGCTCGGGGGTCATTCGGATAACAGCATCGACCCGATGAATGTGCATTTCACGCTCGGCACTCCTGACATGGAGCACTACACGCCGACCGACTATGACTTTGAATGGTGGGACCATTTGGATATGTCCAAGAAAGGGAGGCTGCTACATGCGACGGCGTGATGCGTACCGAATCGGAAAAGAACCTTCCAAAGAACCTGAGAAAGTGGTAAAACCTGGAGAGTGTCCGAAATGCGGCAGGGTCATTGGACGCGGTATAGCGTTCCATATTAAGGCGTGCAAAGGCATAGCGGATGACGACATACGGCAAAATCCAAGACCGGATAGCGGGTGAGCTAGGTCGGTCTGACTTAACTACCGCAATTCAAGACGCAATACAGACCGCCATTAAATACTATGAGAGGCGGCGCTTTTATTTCAACGAGACGCAAGGGTCTTTCTCGGCCTCCAGCTCTCAGGAATACTACGGCTCTGCGGACGCCGCGTTTATTCCAAAGCTTGTCTTGATCGACAGCCTGACCATTACGGCGAACGGGACATCGTACCCCCTGTATGCGCGAGATTGGGCGTACATCGACCGGCTTCAGACCAATTCCGGGTACACTGGCGACCCGGTAGATTACGCCTACTACAACAACAAGCTGCGCTTTTACCCCGTCCCCTACACGGGTCGGACGTTCAACATATCCTACGTCCAGCGGCTGGCTACGCTCTCGGCGACGGCAGACACGAACGCCTGGGTCGATGACGCTGAAGAGCTTATCAGGTCGAGGGCGAAGCGCGAGCTGTACACCCACAAGATTCAATCAACGGAAAAGGCCGCAGTTATGAGGGCTGCCGAGGACGATGCGCTTGAGGTTCTTGAAGGGGAGACGCTCTCCAGGCTTTCCGGCAGTCTTAAGGCTACGCAGTTTTGATTAAGTTTGGCCCATATCTCCCCGACCAACCTGACCTTGACGGCGGGACGACTGTCGCGAAAAACGTGCTCCCACGCACTGCGAATAGCTACGGGCCTCTTGCGTCTCTTGCGGCGATCTCTGACGCGCTGACGAACAGGCCCCAAGGCGCCGCGTCATTCCGGGATAGTGCCGGGAATGTTCACACGTTTGTTGGCGATTCCGCTGACCTGTTCAAGCTCTCAACGACTACGTGGGACGAGGTGTCGAAGTCAACGGGCGCGTATTCCACGGCAACGGACGACGCATGGGGTTTCGCAAAATACGGCGAGATCATCATCGCCTGCAATGGCCCGACCGATGCGGTGCAGGCTTATACGCTCGGCACGTCTACAGACTTTGCGGACCTTGGCGGATCACCGCCTAACGCTCGCCACGTCAACATCATCAATAATTTTGTCGTTCTGGGAAACCTGACAGAGAGCGGCACGAATTATCCAAACCGGCTGAGATGGAGCGCCATAGACGCGCCTGCTGATTGGCCAGTGATAGGGTCGGCAGACGCTGCGGCTAAGCAGTCTGACCAGCAAGACCTTCCCACGGGTGGACCCGTCCAGGCTATTACAGGCGCTATTGGTGGTACAGATGGTGCCGTATTCTGTTTGGATACCATCTATCGCATGCAATATAACGGGCCTCCGACCGTCTTCTCCATAACCCCCATAGAAGAGGGAAGAGGCACGCCATACCCCAACTCTGTGGTGAATGTCGGCCCATTTGCTTTCTATGTCGGGCAGGATGGGTTCTACCGTTTCACGGGTGCTCAATCCATCCCGATTGGAAACGAGAAGGTCGACAAGACGTTCTTTGCTGACCTTGACGAGACCTACTTTTATCGTGTGTATGGCGTAGCAGACCCTATCAACAAAATAGTGGCATGGGCTTATCCCGGTTCAGGCAACACGGCATCGCGCCCGAACAAGGTCATCTGGTACAACTGGAGCCTGGACCGTTGGTCGACGGCAGAGATCGAGATGGAGTTTTTCTTCGGCGACATGACGTATGGCTTCACGCTTGATGAACTTGATCCGTTTGGAGACCTCGACAGCCTGCCGGCATCACTCGACAGCCGTATCTGGGTTGGCGGGGCTCTCGTTCTCACTGGTGTGGGGTCTGACAAGAAACTCGCCCGATTCACTGGCGCCAACATGGCTGCCACGATAGAGACGCAAGAGGCAGAGGGCGGGTCCGTTCTCGGCGCTCCCCATCACAGGATGTTGATCAACGGCGTGCGGCCTTACGTTGATGCCGGGACAGTGTCCGACGTGACGGTGTCTCTCAAGTATCGGGACAACCCTGGTACAACGCTTTCCTCCGATGGCCCCAACATCATCGACGCGGACGGCATGGCGCATTTCACGCGCTCGACGCGCTTCGCTCGCGCTGTTGTTCACATCGCCGCTGGCGCGACCTGGACGCACGCGCAGGGCGTCGACCTGGACGCACAGGATGACGGTGTATTATGACGGTTTCCTCATACCCTGTCCCGCCGACCGACAACCCTGACGAAGATCGGCACCGACGCCAGATTGTCCAGGCGATTGAGCTTTTAATGCATGGCAAGAGCAATAACGTCCTCGACGTTACCTTGACCGCAAACGCCGCAGCAACGACCGTCTCAGACGCGCGGATAGGTGTGACCACTTTCCCCTCTCCCGTCGCTGTCACGGCCAATGCGGCTGCCATAGACCCGCCCTACGTGGTGGATAGCAACCGCGTGAACGGTTCTTTTATTCTCGTCCACGCAAATGATTCGAACGCCGACAAAACCTTTAAACTTTATCTGCTTGGGTGAGATCATGCCTGGACTCTTAAATCAAAACATTCCGCAGAACTACTGGACGGGGAACCAGTTTAACATCCCTCCATTTTCTTGGAGCCCTGCCCAGCCTCCGGCGGAACCTGACCAAGGCCTGTACACGCCTCCGGCGCCGTTGGTCCGAAGGGCAGACCCGTATCAGACGGACGGAGATTCGGAGGGCGGGTCGCCACCTGGACCGACACCAGAGGCGTCGAGCCTAGGGGGATGGCTTGGTGGCATGGCGCGGGGCATATCACCGGCTCATTGGGGCGCCGAAATGGGCTTGTTCGGCGATGCCGCGAAAGACAAAAGCCGCTCCTTCGAGCAGGCTATCGCAAGCATGGTGAACAAGGGAGTGAACGCATTTACTCCGCAGTCTCCGGCAATGGCGCTCGCTGAGCCTCCAGTCAGCTATTACGACACCCCGGTGAACCCAGCCCCGCCTGTAGACCCTTGGGCGAAGGCGGTAAGTGATGCCATCAATGATTCGGATGGGTCTGACCCTAGCGGTTATGGCGATAGTGGAGACCCTGCGGATGTTGGCGGTACGGGTGACATAGGCACGGGTGGAGAGCCTGGGGTCGGAGAGGGGACGGACCCTGACGCTGACGGGCCTGGGTACGCTGCCGGCGGATGGGTTGGCTCGGGCCTGTTTGGAAAAGACCCCCCCGGCCCGGATGACGGTGCAGGATACCTTGATCAGGGCGAGTTCGTAATACGCAAGTCGGCGGCGCAGAGCCTGGAGAAGAAGTTCCCCGGCTTGCTTGAGAAATTGAACAGGTATTCGTGATGAGGCTTGTCGGCATCCCAGCGGATGAAGTGGACGATATGTGGACATCTGTGAATAAGATGATCGAAGCCGCTATCGACTACGGAACTGCGCGGATAACGTCTCTTGATGTATACAAGAAAATCAAGGCCAGGGAATACCAGTTGTGGACAGTTCAGCAAGGGGCGAAAGTCAAGGCCGCCGTTGTGACGGAAATTGTTGACGCGCCGAGAGGGCGTGTCGCGTCGATCTTTATTTGCACAGGGGAAGACATGGGGACGTGGGTGCAGTTCCTTGGGCAAATAGAACAATGGGCAAAAGAAAATCACTGTGATACTATCGAGGCGCTTGCCAGACCAGGGTGGAAGCGCATGTTGCCGGAATACAGGGCACGGCACATTCATTTGGAGCGAAAGCTATGAGCGGAAGCAAGCAAACGGGAACAGCAACAACGGTGGTCAACAAAGACCCGTGGGGGCCTTCCCAGGATTATCTCAAGACAGGCTTTGAAAAGGCGAAAGGGTATCTTGACGACCCGATTTCCTATTACCCCGGATCGACCGTGGTGCCGTTTTCTGGTCAAACGGAGCAAGCCTTACAGATGGGCGAGGACCGCGCCATTGCAGGCAGCCCCGGTTTAAGGGCAGCGCAGCAAGGCATGCAGGCCACGTCCGAGGGCGATTACCTAAACGCAAACCCCTACATGGATCAGGCAATTATGACCGCCACGCGCCCGATGGCAGAGCGGTTCGCTGATACGATCATCCCTGGCATACAGGCTGGGTTCTCCGGGAAGGGCCGGTACGGGTCCGGTCTCCAGGCGTATCAACAAAAGGTCGCTGGTGATAGCGCCATGCGGGCGATGGGTGATGTCGCCGGTTCGATGGCTTACAAAGGCTATGGCGATGAGCGTTCCCGCATGATGGGCGCAGCTCAACTTGCTCCTGGCCTCGCTGCGGCTGATTATGGGGACATTGGGCAATTGCAACAATACGGCGCCGCGAGAGAGGGTCTTGCCGGAGCGCAGCTTGAAGAGGCGATCGATCGGTACATGCAGCCTCAGACCGCTGGACGTGAAGAGCTCGCGCGGTACATGGCGACGATTGGCGGCGGCGCTCAACAGGGCGGCGCGTCAACATCACAGCAGCCGATCTATTCCAACAAGCTCGCGACGGGCCTTGGCACTGCCGGCGCTGTCGCGGGTATCGGCAACCAATTTGGGTGGTGGGGTAACTAATGGCGATGTCACCAAAACAGTGGGCTGGAATTAGAGGTCTCTCCGCAGGGCTGTTACGAGCTGGTCAACCTACCGTTGGCGCGCCGGGTCCGTCCATGTGGGCTGCCGGCCTGATGGGCATGGACAAGTCGATGCAGGACTTCGACACCCGCTCGAAGGCTGACGAGCTGTTTGAAATGAAGAAGGCCGCAGAGACACGAGCGCAAGGCACGTATGATGCGGGGACGGCGATCGCGTCAAGGACGGCACGGCTGGAGTCATCTAAGCGGAGGAGTGCTCACGCTCGGTGGGCTGGATTGAGTCCAGGGATGAAGCGCATGCTTCCAGAGCCCCCGCTCTTGCCTGAAGACAGAGCACCCGCGCTCCCGCAGGGTGTTGAGCCGCTCGACCCGAACGACAGCGAAGACCGGCCCTGGCTTCGTCAGCAGGTCTCTGGCCCGCTTGATACCCCTGTGGTCGCTGGACCCCAAGGCGCAGGCATTATGGCCGGGACGGATGCAGCGGACCCTGGATCGAGGCCCCACCCGTTTGATGAGATGGACATCTTCGACGTTCAGTCGCTACAGGGCAGTGACGACAAGATGCTCGCGGAGGCAGCGAAGTCATACCTGAAGAGGCGCAACGCTGCGCCCGTCACGCGCAAGAAAGCCCTCCCAGGTGGGATGGTTCAAGATCAGGTGCGCGACCCCAGGACGCTGAAGTGGCAGGACGTTGGGGCCGGATATAAGAGGCGCGCCGCCGGGATGACGCTCTACGATAGTGAGGGCAATAAAATAATGACGATGGGTGATGCGCAGGGTGATAAGCCATTCGCCCGAAACCTTAAAAAGGGCATTAGGTCTGACCAGGACAATCTGGACCGCATGGCTTATGTGAAGACGCTATATGAGCCGAATTTCCTGTCGTATAAAGGGGCTGCGCGTGCCGAGTTTATGACAATGTGGAATAAGTTGAGCCCTGAGAAACGGGACCAATTTACCGCTCGACGTGCCACGTTTATGAGCCAGACCAACCAAGCTTTCATTGCTTACCGCAAGTGGGCGACGGGTGTTGCCGGCGGAGAGAAAGAAATGGCAGAAATCAAGCGGGCGACATTTAACGAAAATGACAGCCCACAGGACTTTGAAGGCAAGCTCGAATCCATGCAGCTAATGACGCGCAAGCTGATGGTTCGCAAGGCAATGGCGTTGAAAAACGGCATCCAGATTGGGTCGAAGGATTGGAAGAAATTCATCTCAGCCACACCTCTTGACGGCATCCCAGACATGCAAGATCGAGGAGAAACTCTTGCGAACCTGGGCTATACGGAAGAGCAGGTCAGAGGCATTCTTGAGCAAGAGGGTTACAGATGAGCGAGGAAAAGCAGCGCGTAGCACCGCCGGGTGTTGATTGGACGAAGAGCGCCCCTATTGCGGGGACACCCGACGTTCCTGATGCGCCCATCGCGCAACATAAGCGCGTTGTCTCTAAAGGGATTGATTGGACGAAGCCCAGTGGGGCAGCTCTAAAGCCTCGCACCATCCCTGAAGAGCTTCTCCCTGGTCAGGGCGCAGACATTAGCACCATCATAAAGGGGTCATTCTCCGGCAGCTACCCGGAAACCATCAATTACTACGCTCGCGATATGTACCCAGATGAGCCCGTAGAGCAGGCTGAGAAGCGTTTCGGGGTGAAGGGTGACATCATCTACCATATCCCCGACCTATCGAGGCCTGACAAGGCTTACGCGGTCGCTCCGGGCATGAAGGCTATTGCTGGTGGCGTAGGTCCATCTCTGCCTGTGATGGCGAGCACGGCGGCGACAGTAGCCGGTGGGCCACTCATCAAGGGTGCCTTGAGGCTTGCAGGCGTGATGGGTGCCGGCGCGACCGCTGGCGGGCTTGCAGAGGCAGCAAGGCAAAAGTTCGGCGATTACTTAATGAACAGCCCAGAGCGGTATCGCTCTATTGCCAAGGGTCCGGTCGTTCGTGAGGTGACATACGGCGGAGCAGGCGCGGTGCCTGGACCTGCCACTGTGAAGTACGCGGAGCGAGCAGCGGCGCGGGACATTGCAAAGATGGAGTCCGCAGAGACGGGGCGGGCGTATTCAGATGCGGCACATGACGGCATCCCCATTACGGCGCCGGAGGCTACCGGCCTGCCAAGTTTAATGGCGACACAGAAACGGTTGAGCCAGCGCGTCTCAACGATGGACAAGGCGGCGGCGTTTTACGAGAACCGGCAGACGGCGATTGCTGATGCATGGGACCGTATGCTTGCGAAGATCCACCCGTCTGGAGACATTGACGCCCTTGGTAAGAAGGCAAAGGAAACCGCTGTAAAAATCATCGACGGGGTGATGGAGAAGCGCACGCTCGCCGCTCGGGAGAGTTACGGGAAGGTTGTAAGGCCTGGGAGCACCGCGCCTGAAATGCCGATGGATCAATATGTGGTTGATACAATCGCAGAACTCCGCAAAGACCCACTGAAGGGCAGGAGACTAGCAGGCTTGCCTGACAATGACATCGTGGTCATCGACGCTGTCGGGAAAGACTTGCGTCGGCAGGCGAAGGCGGCAGCCAAGGAAGGTGATAACGAGCTGTCCGGGATTCTCACCAGCATACGTGATGGCCTGATCGGCAGAGGGAGTGCGGTAGATAGAGCGTTCCCCGAGTACCTCCCCGCTCGGCAAGAGTTCGCGAACCTCAGTAAAGAGGTCGAAGATATGGCGGGCAGCATCATTACGTCCTTATCAAAGGTCAAAGACACGGACCTAATGAAGGTTGGTATGGAAGTTCTCGACCCGTCTCGGAGGACGCCGGAGCTTGTGTCAAGGGCGCGGAGGCAGATCAGCGCGGTTTCATCAGAGGCGTGGGACGGTATTGTGAAGATCCTCATGCACACGCAGAGCCGCGCCGCGAGCAAGGAAAGGGCAACGGGCATGTCTCTTGGGGGCAAGCTGTATTATAAGTTCATGGGAGACCCGTTCATGCGGAAAACCCTGAACAGTGCGATGGATATGTCCCGCTGGACGCACTTCAAGCGTTTTATGGACACCCTCAAAAGAACATCAAAGGTAAAGCCGTTTGGTTCGGATACTTCCATGAACCTCGCCGCGAACAAGGAAGCCGAAGGGAAAGCGGCGACCTTCGTTGGTAAGACATTGGGGTTTGTCGGATCTCCACATAATTGGGGGCGCATGGCTGATGATTGGATGACGGCACGCCGATTGGTGAAGGAAGACGAGAAAATGGCAGAGCTTATTTTCGACGGCGCGTCAGACCCTACAGTGTTGAAGGCCATGAAAGAGTTGCGGAAAGTTTCCCCGAACAGCTCGCGGTTCCGTATGCTGTTGGGTGCCGCACTGACCAGGGTTGTCGAGCAAGGCGAGAAACAGTTAACTAAAGAAGACATCCAACCGGAGCGATGACATGAGCGAGCTTAAAGACCTGGACGTAGTCGATGCCAACAACAATGACGCATCGTTTGGTTTCCCGGAGAATATGAATCCGTCAGATGTTAATGACAACATGAGGGCGATTCTCGGTGCCATCGCGCGCGATTTCAACGACCGGAACGGAACCCTTGTGTCTGCCGGCACGGCGCCGACGTGGACGGTTGCTGCGCCGAACGTCAGCCTCTCGACTTCTTATTCGGACGGTCAGGTGTTCGTTTTTGCGGCGCATGAGATCAGCGGCAATAGCACAACGCTGAACATTGAATCGAAGGGTGCCAAGCCTGTGTTCAAGCCTGGGGGCGCGACAACGGTTTCGTCTTCGGATATTTTAGCAAATCAGCTTGTCGCGGTCGCGTTCGATCAAACGATTGATGGCTGGCAGATGCTCTCTCCGATAGCGTGGGCCGTTCCGTTTGTCGGCGACGTTGTTGGCCCAGGTTCTGCCACGGCAGACAGCTTGGCCCGGTTCGACGGGACGACAGGCAAGCTTTTGAAGGATGGCGCCGTCATTGGGACGGACGTTCAGGCATATGATGCTGACACGCTCAAGTCCGACACTTCAGACACGCTTACGGTCGGTATGCTTGGTTCGTCTTACAGTCTTGGCAACCTAAACGGCGCGACGACGTTGTCTATTGCGAACGGGAATATCCAGCACGCGACGATGACCGGGTCATTTACGCTGACGGCACCGAATGATGCTGACGATGGATACGTGGAGGTCGAGTTCACCATTAACGCAACCGGCGGCTACACGCTGACGCTGTCGGGGTTCAATGAGGTATCAGGAACGGCAGTGATGACGGCGAATACTGTCAACATCCTTCGCATCTCAAAACTGAACACAAACACTTATATTGAAATAACCCAGGCGGTGTAATTATGGCTCTAGCATTTTGGAATAACGGTTCACCGAGGGTCATTCGCGGGAGGAAGGTCAATCTCCCGAATGGTGACGTGGTTATGAATCCGCAGCCTGACCCCGACAATGACGTATACGAGTACGTCGAGGCTGGAGGTAAGGCGGGTCGGTTCGAGCGGTCAACCGGCGTCTCATACGACAACGACGGCTGGACAATCACTGCCACGTACACGAAGGCATATGTCGATGTTGCGGACATCCGCGCTCAAAAGGCGGCTGACGCGAAAGTGAGTGCGGCGGCGTTATTGTCGAAGGACGATTGGCAGACGATCCGCCAAATGGAAGACCCTGGAAAGCCATCTGCGCCCGCCGTGAAGCAGTGGCGCAAGGACATCAGGCGGGCTTCTGATGACTTTGAGGTCGCGCTCGATGCGGAGACGGATGCAGGGACGCTGGCTGGCATGCAGCCGACGTGGCCTGAAGACCCGAGGGACGCTGAATGACCATTCTCCTGAGACCTTTCCGCCCTCGTGGCTACGTCATCGAAGGCTCTGGTGATTATGAGGCTTCAGAGTCCGATAAGATGACAAAAACACAAAGTGGGGATCGCCGTCTTTTTACGTTCTCGTCTTTTATACGTGCTGAGACGGTGGGTATTATTCAGCGGTTCTGTTCGGGGAATGGGGCTGAAACGTCGTTTTATGTGGATGCATCCAATCGAATAACGATCAACCTTTCGAGCAGCGCGTATGGCGCGACATTTACGAACACAATCTCTGTTGCAACATGGCACCACGTCTTGATGCAGATAGATACAGCCAACCAAATCACAGATGCTTATCTTGATGGTGTCAAATGTACAGTGTCGTCTGGGAATACAGTGCCGGTTGATTTTGATACAGGCTTCAATGATGGAGGGACTAATTACCTCGGCGTTCGATATGACGGTGCCGCTCATTATTTCGATGGATTAATGTCTGAAACGTATTGGATTAGCGGACAAAAGCTGCCTTACACAGATTTTATGGACTCTGGGAATGCTATTGAGTTTGCTGGTTCTTTTGGGGCGAACGACTCATACCTGCGCTATCAAAACAGCGGTGATCTTGGAGAGGA